ACAAAGTTCGGCTACGTTCAACCGTTAGTAGGAACAAGACTTTATAACACGAGACCTAAACTTGCAATCGTATGAAGTGGATCGCAGAAGGAGACAAAAACCTTTGTTTATACTACGAGCTAAACGATGAACAACTTAAACGTGCGACAGATGATTTCTTTTATTTCAAAGATAACGAGTTTCAGGTTGAGTGTTGCACAGCACAAGGAGAAAACGCACATATCTTTTGTCTTATCCTTAACGAGAGACGAAGCATCAGACCGTATGTTAGAGAGTTACTTAGACGATATAAAACCGTTTCTTGGTGGAACGAAAAACAAAAACTAACCTTACTAAGGAGTCGAAATGGGTAAATCATTTTGGGGTGGAAGCAAACCAAAGGCGACTGTTCAGCCAATCCAGCCGGTTATTGAGCCAGAGCCTGTTGCAGTTGCAGAGCCTGTTGCAGTTGCAGAGCCAGACACATTAACACCCGAAGAACGCAAGAAACGACGAAAGTCTAAAACGATTCTTTCTACAGACGATGATTTACAAACTACTAAAAAACAAATATTGGGAGTAGGATAGGGAGATAATTATGCCAAAAGCCGCACTTTTACCAATAGCCTTAGGCATAGCAGGAACAGCGATGGCAGGAGCAGGGATGTATTCTGCCAACAAAGAAGCCTCAGCCGCTAAGAAGGCCGCCAACGCACAGAAAGAAATAGCAATGGCAAACATTGCCGCCGCTAAAGAGTCAGAGACAGTCGCCGCACAAACTGCCAAAGATAAACTAAAACTGAGACAAGCCTCACGCTCGCAGACTATTCTTACAGACCCAGACCTCGAGGAAACGAACATCTCAGGCAAGAAAGTGTTAGGTGTTTAATGCCAGACGTTAACATCACTATCAACATAGACGGCGAAGGACAGGTTACGGATACAGGAATTAAGAAAACCGTGAAGAAAAAGAAGCACGGAAAAGAGACAATCTTACAACTTCCTCAAGAGACTGAGATGCCAAAACGTCCTCAGATCCTTGACATCATAGGTGTTTAATGAATATATCAGCCGAGCAAATACTCAAAGGATTTAACTACGCCAAGGCAGACAGACTGACTGTCGATAACACGTGGGAAGATATTATTTATTACACAGTGCCTTACAAGCGAGGAATACAGTCGACCGTTGAGCCGGGCGAGAAACCTCCGTTTGATGTCTACGACGACACAGCACAGCAATCAAATATTATCTTAGCGGCCGGTTTATCCGGTTATATGACGAATGCCTCGCAGAGGTGGTTTGAGCTAAGAAGCCGAGATGAATACCTTATGAATGACAGAGAGGGCAGGTCCTTCTTCGGCACATCAACAGAGGTTGTGTTCTCAGCGTATGCTAACACAAACTTTTACCAAGAGACTCACGAGCTTTATTTAGATATAGGAGCGTTAGGCAACGGAGCATTATACAGCGAGGAAGACGACAAAGAAGATGTTCGTTTTTACGCACGCCATCCTAAAGAGATATATCTCGTCGAGAACGACAAAGGCACAGTTGACATGGTGTATCGTTACTTTAAGATGACATCGTATCAAGCGTATACATTCTTCGGTAAGGACAAGTGCGGTGAAACTATCCGTAAATGCGTGGAAGAACAGAACGACCACTACAAATCTTTTGATTTTATTCATTATGTCTGTCCGAGATTTATTCGTATCGCCGGCAGAGCAGACTCGCAGAATAAACCTTTTGCGTCATATTGGGTCAGCGAGGCAGACAAGAAGATTCTTAAAGAAGGCGGATACGATGAATTTCCTTTCTCTACACCGAGATTCTATAAGAACTCAACAGAAGCTTACGGCTACGGGCCAGCTCATAGTGCGTATTGCGACATCCGTATGCTCAACAAAATGATGGAGTTGTATATCAAGAGCGGTGAGTTAAGTATCGGCGGGCCGTTCCTGATGGAAGAGGACGGCGTGATCGGCACGCTTGACCTAAGATATAACGCAATCAATTACCAAAAACAACCTTTATCTCAAGGCCGAGCGGTCGAGCCTTTGTTTCCTAATGGCAGAGGCAATCCGCAGATAGCACTTGAGTTTATTAACAGGACAGAAGGCAAGATCAAGGCCGCATTCTTTACAGACCTCTTCTTGATGCTGAATCAGGCCGCAGGACAACGCACCGCCACCGAAGTCTTGGAGATGGCACAAGAGAAGATGTTGATCTTAGGCCCAGTCTTAGGCAGATTACAGAGCGAGTTATTAAATCCTGTTATCATCAGGACATTCAATATCTTACTAAGGCGTGGTAAATTACCTAAAGTGCCACAAGCCTTAATCAACAAACAGTTTGATGTGGTGTATGTATCTCCGCTGGCTAAAGCACAGAGAGCCTTGCAAGCACGTGATATGACAACCTTCTTGTCAGTCATCGGACAGATGGTTCAGATGGCTCCGGATATCTTCGACAAGATAGACACAGACACTGTTGTTGATAAGATGAGTCGAGTTTACAGCGTTGATCCTGAGATCATACGTGGCGACGAGGTTGTCGAGGCAATCCGGGAAGGCAGAGCACAAGCACAACAAGCACAGGCACAGGTCGCTGGCGTGGCTCAGATGGCAGAGATTGGCAAGGTCGCCTCTGAGGCAGACAGAAATATGAGACAATGAAGAACGAAATCTTTGAGAAACTAAAGCTTGATTACGAAAACCTATTCTCTACAGACACCGGCAAGAGAGTCTTAGAAGATATTATGAAGTCCGGACTGGTCAAGAGAACGACGTTTCACGTGGACCCTTACGTCCACGCTCTTAATGCAGGACGCAGAGAAATGGCTCTACACATCGCAGATATGGCAGAGCCTCGCAAAGAAAGCAAACAGGAGACAGCTCGTGTGGCTTAAACAGACAGACAGCTCTTGGATTATCTGTGCTTACTTCACAGACAAATACAAAGACGACGCTAAAGGCTTAGTTTCAACGCTTGATGATTTCAAGGTTTCTTATTATATACAGAACGTGCCGGACTTAGGTAGCTGGGCCGCTAACACTCATTACAAACCGACGTTCATTAAGACGTGCTTAAAGAAGTTTGATAAAGATATTGTTTATCTTGATGTTGACGCAAGACTAGAACGACACCCAGAGTTATTTGATAAGCTAGATGTTGACATTGCTTTCTGGCGAGTGCCTCAAGTCTACGGCGGGGATATCTCTAACGGCACGCTGTTCATTAGGAATTGCGAGGAAACAAAAGACTTCTGTGAAAAGTGGCAAGAAGCTTGCTCGCACGTCAACGGCAAGCTAGAACAAACAAAGTTCGAAGAAGTATTAAAGGGTCGTTCATTAAAGACATCGGTTCTACCGATACAATATTGTCAGATATTCGACTATCCTGAGCAGGGCGAGAATCCTGTTATTAAGCACTATCAGGCAAGTCGGCAACACAAACAACACTAACGAAAGGAAGTTGAAATGGAAGTGGAGAACTTGACGCCCGAAGAGGACAACGCAAGCCCAGAAGAGATCAGTAATCCTGATGTCGTTGTAAACGCTGGAGAGGAAGAAGAAGTTGCAGAGGTCGAGTCAAAAGGCAATTGGATCGATGACTTGCCTGCTGACTTAAAAGCTAATCCGAGCATCCAGAAGTTTAAGAACAAAGGCGACCTCGCTAAGAGTTACGTAGAGCTACAGAAGTTAGTCGGTAAAGACAAGGTTGTCGTTCCTAATGACAAAGCACCGCAAGCAGAGTGGGATGCCTTCTGGGCAAAGGTAGGACGTCCGCAAGACATCAAAGGCTACGAAGCACCAAACCTTGAGATGCCTGAAGATATCAAAATGCCTGATAACGTCTTGGAGTCATTTAAGGCTAAGGCACACGAGCTAGGACTAACGAAGAAACAGTTTGCAGAGTTATACGGTCTTTACAGTGAACTTAACTTAAACGCATACAATCAAGAACTTGAGAAGGCTGGTGGCTTAGCTAAGACAACCGAAACCTCGCTTAGACAAGAGTGGGGAGCTGCTTATGAGCCAAAGGTAGATGCCGCACAGAAAGTCGTAAACACTTTCTTTAAAGGCAAAGAAGTCTCACACCTCAAGAGGCAACTAAAGAAATGAATGCAGTGATGGGTAATCCGAAGCATCCATACTTTGATGATTTACATCCTGAGCACAGAGAAGCTGTTGATAGGATGCTTGAGTTACAACGTATGGCTTCTGCAGGTGGTGTATGAACGAACAAATAAAGAAAGACATCTTTGTCGCTATTATCTCCAGCGGTTCTAATTATCAGAAAGAGAACTGGAGAAAAACAGCCGATGAAGCGTATAGATGGGTGATTAGTCAAGACGAACAAGTCGCAAGGCCTCGTCAGACGAAAGCAAAAGCGGACAAGGCGTAAGCCCCCAAAAAAGGTTTACCCGCCTCCTTTGTGAGACAACGGGACAGATTAAGTTTCATTAACAACAACTGTTTTACAAAGGAGATTAACAGATGAGCACACCTGATACAATCTACGCTAAGCAATATGGATCATTAGTATCCATGTTGGCTCAGCAAAAAGGTTCTCGCCTTAGAAACGCTGTTACGGTTAAAAGTGGCGTAGTTGGCGAAGAGACCTACATGGATCAACTGGCAGCTTTCGAAGCTGGTAAAAGAACCGAACGTTTAGCACAAACCAACCCGACGCTTGCAGCTTATGCACGTCGACGTATTGCTCTTGAAGACTACTTCATCGCAAAAGCAATCGATAAGATGGATGAGGTCAGAACACTTGCAGATCCTACTTCTGCTATTGTTCAAAGCGGTATGGCAGGACTTGGAAGAGCGATTGATGATGCTATCATCGCTGCTCTTGGCGGAACTGCTTATACTGGTAAAGTTGGCGGAACGTCTACCGTTCTTCCTTCTGCACAGAAAGTTGCTGCCTCGTCTGCTGGTATGACGTTGGCAAAATGGTTATCAGCTCTCGAGATCTTGGCTGGTAACGAAGTTGATCCTGATGATGAAAAGTATTTAGTCATTGGCTCAAAACAAGTAACATCATTGTTAAACACCACAGAAATCAAATCTGCTGATTACAACAGTGTAAAAGCTCTTGTTCAAGGGCAGATCGACACCTTCTTAGGTTGTAAAGTTATCCGTTCAGAAAGACTTGAGACATCAGGTGGTGATAGACTTTGCTACTTATTTACTAAGAGCGGTGTTGGGTTAGCTATCGGTCGAGATGTAACATCTAAGATCGACGAGTTACCTGATCAGCACTATGCTAAGCAACTTTACTTCTCTATGGCAATCGGTGCAAGCCGCTTAGAGGAGGATAAGGTTGTCCAGATCAGTTGTGAAGAATAGTAATTAAACGTTTAACAATTAAAGATAAGGAGCTACGGAGCAAACGCGACTAAGGCCCTGACGCCATCTGGTTCTGATATCATAGACCAAGCGTCGGGTAACGCTAAACTATGCGTAACATACGATTCGTATGAAGCATCAGCTTTAGCAAGTGCTTCAACAATCATGATGGGATCTAAACTTCCTGTCGGAGCAAGAGTTATTGACGTCGCTATTATGGCTGACGATATGGGTTCAACCGTTACCTGTGATGTGGGTGACGTGGCTGATCCTGATCGTTACCTTGATGGCGTGCCTGTAACGACTGCTACTGAATCATGGTCTTTGTTGTCCGATACCGCCAACTTAGGCGAGATCGATGGTTTTGGCTATGTTATTACTGGAGATGATGATGATCAGATTATGATCACCAGTAACGGTCTCTGGACTGGCACAATCAAGATGGCTGTTTTTTACGCTATCTAAGAGAAAGGCTCGGGAGGGGCTTAACGGCCTCTCCCAACTCTTATGCTAATTATAGATCCTGTTCTTTGTCCTGAATGTAAAAAAGTTTTCGCAATAGATATTGACTTAGGTCAGACTCACTGGACGTGCGAGTGCGGGAAGACATTTAAGATCATAACCGCTCACGACAGAGCCAAGTTTGAGGTTCTTAAAAAACTAAGATGGACGACAAACACAGACTAACGACAGACGAAGAAGGTTATGTATACTGCCGGACTTATATACCTAAGATAGCCGGGATGTATTCAGGAGCTTGTGCGATTATCGGCGGTGGTAAACAAATGTGGAACGAGTTTGAACAGCTTAAAGCCTTAGAGACAGAGGTCGATATTATCTGCGTGAACGTCGCAGGAATGTTCATACCTAAAGCAAAACATTTATTCAGTTGGCACAAGCAGATTTCAGCAATTAAAGCCTTTAGGAAAGCAGAGATGCCTGATGATGAGAGCCTTGTTCATTCTGTAAGAGAGCATCCTGGGATAGACTATGTTTGGTATCTGACAGGCTGTGCATCAACAAGCGGTTTATCCGCAGTCGATTTCGCTTGGTTGTTAGGATATCGTAAATACATTTTAGTCGGTGTGCCGATGGATGACACCGGATACTTTTATAAACCGTCGGTTAACCACGAGTTTTACGATATACACAGACAAAAAGAAGTTCGGGATAAATCTAGGCAATACGGAGACAGTGTTAAATCTTTTTCAGGATACACGCAAGAAATCTTTGGAACACCAACCCGCGAGTGGTTAATAGGAGAAACAAATGTCTTACTCTAATGTATCTATCTGTAATATGGCTTTAACAATGCTATCCACGTCGAGGATTACATCTCTCACTCAAGATGACGAGAACGCACGAAAGTGCAACGCTATCTATGAGATGACGAGAGATTTCTTGCTTGGCGAGCATAACTGGAACTTCACGCTGAAAGAGGCAGAGCTGGCACTGTCCGAGACCGAGCCAGAGTCAGAGGATTGGGCGTATGCGTTTGCTTTACCAAGTGATTGCTTAAGAATAGTCAGGCTTGACGGAGACTACGACTACAAGATATTTCAGCAACTTGTCTATACAAACACCGACGAGGCTGTCGCTCAGTATATTGCAAAGATAACTGATCCGTCTAAGTTCTCGATTGGTTTTGTGAACGCATTAGCAACGAGATTGGCGGCGTTATTGGCTTTCGGTGTTACGCAGAATGCCTCGCTTGCTGATCTTATGAGCAAGATGGCAGAGCGTGCTTTAAAAGAGGCAAAGTGGGCAGATGCTCAAGAGGGTGCAGGAAATGTGGCTATTGATGGCTCGTTAATTACAGAGAGGCAACGATGACGACGCAAGCTTTACTTAACTTCTCGGCCGGTGAATTATCACCAAAGATGCAACGCTCAGACGCGACAGCTTATTTTGCAGGCTTATCAACTGGCGAGAATATTCTTATTGGAAACTACGGAGAGGCTTTCAACACGCCGGGCAGTCAGTTTGTCAATCGCACGAAGTATCAGGACAAAGCAGCCAGGCTCATTCCTTTCATCTTCTCTACAGACCAATCTTTTATCTTAGAATTTGGGCATGAATATATTCGGTTTTTTAGAGAGAGTGGTTCAGTTGTAGGGACTGGAGTAGATATAACGGGGGCCACTAAAGCTGATCCTTGCGTCTTAACGTGTAATACCGCGACCTTAGCAGACGGAGATACGATTGATATCTATGATGTCGTCGGTATGGAAGAACTTAATTATCGAAGATTTAAAGTAGCGAACAAAACATCTAGCACGATTGAACTTACAGACGAAGATGATAACGATATAGACTCTACAGGTTATACAGACTTTGTTTCTGGAAGCACGCAGACAGGAAAACTTTATGAAGTCTATGAGATAACCAGTCCGTATGATGAGGCGGACTTAGAACTCTTAAAATTCACACAGCAAGCCGACGTGATGTATATCACGCATCCTGACTATGCACCACGAAAGTTATCACGATATGCCTCAACAAACTGGACACTCACAACGATTACTTACGACTCTTTAGACATACCACCGTTCCTTCCTATCAATACGACCGCAACAACCTTGACCTGCAGTCATACAACAGGTTCGTCAAGGACACTGACCGCATCGGCAGCACTATTTGACGATGATCACGTCGGAGCTTATTTTAGACTAGATCACGGCGAGGATTGGGGCTATGTTTTGATTACTGCTGTTGCCTCGACAACTTCGGCAACTTGCACGGTCGTAAAGACACTAGGCAACACAACAGCAACAGATGACTGGTATGAGGGAGCTTGGAGCGATTACCAAGGTTATCCGGCAGACGTGAAATTCTATGAAGGAAGATTATATTATGTTGCCACGACACGCAAGCCTCTGACTGTTTGGGGCTCGCAGATAGAACAATATGACAACTTTGAGCAAGGCGAGGAAGATACTGACTCCGTATCCTATACACTTGGGTCTTCGCAGGTTGATAAGATACAGTGGGCGTATCCTTCGGATGCGTTAAACTTAGGCTCGGCAGGCGGGCCATTTACTTTCTCATCTGGCTCTGACACCGATCCAATCTCTCCTACAAACATCTCTGTTAAACAACGAAACGAACACGGAGCGGCGAACATCTCTCCGGTGCGTATTGGTCCGTATGTCTATTATATTGAGCGTTCAGGACTTGTTTTAGGACAGTTTACATACAATTTAGAGAACAACAGCTATGACACTCAGAACATCTCTTATCTTTCTGATCATATTCTTGAATCTGGCGTGAAGGAAATGGCTCTGCAAAATTATCCGCAGAACATCCTTTGGATCGTTCGTAATGACGGAGTGATTGCCACACTCACCCGCGAGATAAAGAATGAAATCAAAGGTTGGACTCGACAAGTATTATCTGGCACAGATGCAACAGCAGAGAGCGTCGCAGTTATTCCAAACGGACAAGAAGACCAAGTATGGCTTATTACTTCTCGAACTATCAACGAAGAGACAAGGATGTATGTTGAGTTTATAATGCCACAAACATTTGATACTAAAGAGGATGCGTGGTTCGTGCAGTGTGGTTTAGAATATGAAGGCGAAGAGGCAGATACATTTTCCAACCTCGATCATCTTGAGGGCGAGACAATTTCAGTATTTGCGGACGGAGCTGTTCATCCTGATGTTGTAGTGGAGAACGGCGAGGTTGAACTTGAATATGCGGTTGAAAGAGCAGTTTTTGGGCTTAGCTACAAAGCAACGATCAAGACAGTGGATTTAGGGCAAAGCGGCGAACAGGGGACGACCCAGACACGAATAGGGCACATTTCTAAGGTCACTGTGAGATTGCATCGCTCTTTAGGCTGTATTGTAGGGGATGGCACAACGCAAGACACTATTTCTTTTAGAACGTCAGCTATGGCGATGGGCGAATCTCCGGACCTATTCACAGGAGATAAAGAGGTTATGTTTCCAAGCGGACACGTTAAAAACAAATATATCGTTATTGAACAAGAACAGCCTTTGCCTTTGATGGTATTAGGCTTGTTTCCTAAAATGCAAGTTTCTAACTAAGGATTAAATATGGCAACAGGATTCACTCCACAAGGATATACTGGGACAATAACCAAGGCCGGCGTGGGTAGTAACTTGCCTTTTAACGCAGGTGGCTCTTTTGATGCAGCACAGATGGGTTCTGCGATGACCGCAGGAATGGACGCTCTTGGTCAGTTTTCGCAGTATCAGGGTATGGCTACGGCCGGCGACCTTAATGCTTCGCTCTTAGACATCACAGCTGATGGTGTTATTGTATCAGGAGACTTCCAAGCTAAAAGACTAAGAGAGCAAGGCAATCGTTTTGCCGCTACTCAGATCGCTCGTTACGCTAAGTCAGGTGTTACGTTTGAGGGCTCGCCGGCTTACGCACTCATAGCCACGGAACGTAACATTTCTTTAGATGTTATTAACACAAAACTCACCGCCGCAAACAAAGCTAATCAGATAGGATTTCAAGCACTCCAGCAACGAATAGCGGCAGGACAGGCACGCACACGATCCATTCAGGCACTTGGTCAAGGTGTCCTTAAGATGGGATCTATGTTTATGGGAGCAACGTAATGGCAAAAATTCAGATATATGAAAGTCAGGTCGCACAACAGCCGGTAGATGCCGGACAGGTTGAGCCGTCTTTGTTTACTGGTGGTGGGGCGATGATGCGTGAGCAGGCTCAGGCGTTGGAGGAGATTAACCAGCAGTATAAGAAGATACGAGATGTTAATGAAACGACAAAAGCATCGGTTGAGTTACAAACAGCTCTTACAAACCTAGAAGCTCGCTCGGTAGACGATAATGATTTTTCAGAGCAGAGACAGGCAATTTACCAAAGAGAAGCAGAAGATGCACTAAACAAGTCTGCTCTTAAAATTACAGACTCACAACTAAGAAATCAATTTCTTTTAAAGGGACAGCTAACATCTCAGTCTACCGTTTCTAACGTGAAAGCCACTTTTAGAAAGAAACAGATTGATGATACATTAAACTCTGCTTTTATTGCAATTGAATCTTATTATACAAAGTTTATTGAGGAAGCAGACTCACAACAGGCTCTGATTTATCAGAATGATGCCTTAGAGATAGTCGAGAGGTTATATGCCAATGATATTATTACCGCAGAGAAAGCCAGGACAGAAAGAGACAGGATAACCGACAAGTGGACAAAGGATAGACACAAACAACAAGTAATGGAAATGGTTACCACCGATCCAGAGCAGGCAGAACAAGCTCTCTTAGAAAACAAGTTCCCTGAGTTATCTGCTGTTGAAAGAGACACCTTCTTAAATCTTGCACAACGAAGAAAAGAACAGATTGCTAAAGATAAAGTGAGACAAGAAGAAAACATCAGGAAAGACAATGCTGTCAATCTTTCTCGTGTGTTTTCTAAAAATGGTCTTGAGTCAATAGATCCTGCAGTGATGTATTCTTTAGTTGAGCAAGGTAAGCTTGGTATGTCTTTTGCTGATGCTGTGATGCAGGCAAAGTTTAATCCTATTGACCCTGATGAATTAGACAAAACAGAGCAAGGTTTTTATAAAGCTATTGATGCGATGTTTGAGATAGATAATATTGAGCCTGCTCAAAGAGAAAATTTATTAGTTAAAAGAGTTGAAGACTTTCTAAATTTTTCGTCAGAAGGAAAAATCAATCAGAGTCAATTAAACATCCTTACTAACTTCTTGTTGAATGGCAATGAAGAAAAGAATAATTGGTTGAAGAACTTAGTTGAAAACGGAAAAACTTTAGCTGGATTTATGCCTCCTTTTTCTCTTATTAAAAACCTTATGTCTTTTATGGACAGAGTGAATAAAGGCGAAGAGCCTCGAAAAGTAGCAAACGAGACTTTGATAAATACAACAAAAGAAGTTAATCCGTATCTAAAAGATATACCAGAAAAAGGAAAGATATTTATAGACCCGGTGAGCGGGATTAAAAGAAGAGTCTTTCCTGATGGAAGCTATGAGGATGTTCAATGAGTGATGAAGCTCAAGGAGTGTTTGATATACTAAAAGGCCGTTTTGGTTCTAGAGCAGCGGCAGCAGCAATATTAGGTAATATTTCTGTAGAGACAGGCTCTACTTTTGATCCATTCCAGAAACAAAATCAAGGTGGCCCGGGCAGAGGACTTTTTCAAATGGAAGGTAAAATGCTTGGTGCTTATCAGAATTATCTTGCAACAAATCAAATTGAAGACAGTGCAGAGACTCAGATAAATTTTGTCGGTAGTGCATTAGAAAGTGATAAAGATTACGATATTGGCTATGGACACAGACAGAAATTAAAAGAAGCCTTCCAAAGCGAGGATTTAGAAACAATTACAGAAGAGTTTTCTAATAGATTTCTAAGACCTGGCAAGCCTCATATGGAAAGAAGAAAGAATGACGCTTCTATGTGGAACGAGTTGTTATCTAAAGTATTTGGAGAGTCTATTGCTTATGCTGAAGAACTAGAGTTTGATATGAGTAGAGCTATTCCTTTCTCTGGAGAAACACAGCCTCTTGGTTTTGATCTGTCAAGAGCACAGCCTATGGATGATACAGGCCCACAGTTGCGAGCTTTACCGGAAGATTATCAAATGCGAGCATTAACACCAGAAGAAGAGCTAAGAGATTTTGATTATCACGTCGAGAAGTTTGCTGATCAGATTTTCACATTATCAACTGGTTTAACTCCTGAAGAAGGCATAAGAGGCAAGCAGAAGTATGAAAAAACAATGAGCTTGATTATGAGCTCTGCCGTGATGGGGCCTCTTTATGCAGCGGCTTTTGAGGTCTATAGACAAGGGAAAAGTGCTTTAGTTTCTGCTATTAAACAAGAAAAATGGTCGCCACTTGAACAAAGAATTTTAACTGAATTGTTATCACCTGAAACAAATATTTGGGTAAAAAGAGGTGCTTATTTTACAGAGATGGTCGCAGATATTGCTATTGTAGCAGGAGCTGCCAATTTAGCTAAGACACAAGGAATCAAAGACGTTATAAAAACACTCGGGGCCAAGTTAGAAAAAGCAGGTTATGGCACAGGGAAAGTTACTATCACAAAAGACGCTATTAAACAAGCGGCTAAGAATACTACTTTAGAGGATACCGCAAAAGTTTGGGTTAAATCTAAGATGTGGAAGCCGATACCTAAGCTATCCATAGGTCAAGAAGCTACACAAACACAAGGCGTTCCTGCAGTTATTGTGCCTAAGGCTCCTGTCTCTCCTACTCAAACAATCGTTACGCAGCCTAAAGATCTCGCTAAAGACACCATCGTCAGAGATGAAACAGGGAAACCACTTGAGATTGATCCTATTCCCCAACCCACAGAGGGGAAGGTAATCTACCATGGAACTGCGGAAGTATTTAAAGACTTTGATATAGATAAATCTGCTGATGGAACTATTTGGTTTACAGACAATAAGTCCAAGATAGAAAAAGGCGAAGTTTCTGCTTCTGGAAAAGGGCAGATAATGGAGAGAATAATTGATGAGAATAAGTTAAAATTAGGTGGTTGGGAAGAGAACGACAAATATAGCGTTGGAGAACTTATTAAACAAGGCTACGATGGTCTTAAATTAGTAGACGAAGATGAGACTACTTATCAGATATTTTATCCAGAAAAACTTTCAATGTCTAAAACTCAACCCACAGAGGGGAAGGATTTACTCTCCCAAGCCCGACAAGCGGTAGCGGAGGGGAAGAGTTTGGAGGAGTTTGTTGGGGAAAAAATAAATCTGTATCATGGGACACCTAGTAAATTTGATAAGTTTGAATTAAATAAAAAAAGAAATACTGATAATGAAACAAATTCACTCGGTATTTGGTTCTCGATGGACAAGAAATCCGCAGAAAATTTTGCTAAAGAAATTGAACATGGTCTTTTTGATATTGGTGGAGGATATAAAGAAGTCGGCGGAAGCGTAGTAGATGCTTATGCGGATATAGGGAAATTAAAAGTTTATGAAAAAAGAGAGGGTGAGTTTGGTTTAGAGAAAACACTTGAAGATTTACAATCAAAATTAAAATCTGTTTCTAGGAAAATAGGCAATTTTGATATTGAAGCATGGGATATGTCTTATAGTGAAAGACTAGATTATTCAAAAAAATTAAGAGAAGAAAGACGTTATTTAGAAAATAAAATTTTGGATATAAAAGCAAGAAAAAGAACTGATGATTCGTTCGAAGTTTTTATGGATGATAGAGATAGATTTGTTGAATATATATCTGGTAAAAAGGGAGTGAAAGGTGCTTGGCGTGAAAGCTATGTAACAATGAATAAGGAAGAAGCTAATAAGGCGTTTGTAGAAGAATTATCAAAACAAGGATATACTGGCATTTTAATTAAAGATACTGCTTATGATGCAGGGGGCGAAGGAAAAACAATGTCTCAAGTGGTTATTTTTAATCCTGAGAATATTCAAACCAAATCCCAACTAACCGCCGCATACGAGAAAGCGAAGGCAGAACTCTCCCAACCCACAGAGGGGAAGGGTCCTCAAGACTTCAAGACCGCAGAGGAGTATGTGGCTAGTAAATTAAAAGAAGTCGAAGAACTACAAAAAGTAGCATCGTCATTTGACAAAAAGAAAAAGCTATCGCTTTCTGATTATGCACAACAAAAGAAGGCACAAAATGATTATGGTCGTGCTGCCGCAGAATTAAGTAAAAAAGGCGAGGCTGGACTCATCTCCGAATGGGAAGCAGCTAACAAGAAACCACCCACTCCTCCTAAGCCAACAGCGGTAAGCCCGGGGGAAGAACCAGAAAGTATAATTCAGAAGAAGAAACGAGTCCAATCTTTCATTAAAAAACAGAAGTTCCAAAAAGTAGACAATCTTAGAATGGCAATGAAACTGCCATCTATCAAGAAGATGTCTATAGAACAAATAGACACCTTCGACAAAGAATTGAAAAAATATCAGTATGAAGATGTTTTCTTGACTAAGAGGCAGCTTGAAACAGTTGACAGAACGGATCTCGCAGGAATAAAAACACTTCGAGAGGCAAGAGAACGATTAGCAAAAGAAGTCGGGGTCTCTGTCGAGGAGCTTAGCAAGATACAGGTAAGCGAACTTGATAGATATAGATATGATGTTGCTTTAGCTGAACGCAATCCTTTCTACAATCTTATGGTTGAAGAGTTACATAAGAACTTCATTCAGTCAGATATCACCTTCTTAGAATTCGAGAATACTCTTAATGATCTAACGAACAAAGCACGACAGAGCAGAGAAAGAACGCTCACAAAAAAGCTTGTTCCTACAGATGAGCTTGTCTTTAAATACTTGAGTTCCTCTGATAAAGCAAAGATTACGTCAGAAATGACTTCTGCTGAGATAGACTTAGCCCTATTCTTACAAGATAAATTTGCCTCTGCTTTAGAATATCTCATAGAGATAGAAGCCCTGAAGACAGGCAGAGAGAATTATATTACCAATATTAGACGTGGTTCTTTAGAGGCATTTAAAGAAGATGGTCTGGTAGCCGCCATAAAAGAAATGTTTGATCAGTATAGACAAGACGCTGAGGTATTTAATATTCTAGACCAGAACACAGGAAAC